CTAATGACCCCGCGGTAATGGGTCGTATTGTCTCAGTCGGTGTTAAAGCTACCTATACAGGTACCACCTTAAACGAGTCAGGATTGATAACTTGTTACGTCTCTCCAGAGCACAACGATTTATCCACCTTGTCTTACGCACAATTACAGACCCTTGCCGAAACTTCTAATAGATCCTTCACTAGAGCCCCTTGCGTCCTTGTCGCTATACCTTCTTCCCCTGATGAGGGCTTGTACGACAGATCAACTATCATCTCAGCTTCAAACGCATCTAATCCCAACACTCAGCCTATTGCTGCCGCTTATCCATGGTCCGACACCCCTATAATTAACGGTGGAACCAATAACTACTTAGGTCAAACACCTATGGTTATTGCTTTCACCGGTGTAGTTGGATCCACTGTATTTGTGGAGTTAATTCAGCACTCTGAGTTCATTGGTAAAACTGTCGAGGCAGTATCCACTCCATCGGATAATGATATCGTTGGTTACAACAAGGTCGCCGCGGCCACTAACAAGGCTTACGCCATACATGCCGCTAAGCCAGCCAGCGGGTGGTCTAGGGCCTTCATGGCCGGTTTGAAAGAAGTTTGGGAAGACATTAAGCCCGTAGCAAAAACTGCGGCCATTGGTGCTCTTACAGCTATATTACTTTAATTTGTTTTTCTTCCTACCAGCTCATGTAGTAAAACAATAACCGAGCAAATTTCTTCAATTTTGTCAGTCTTCTCCGAAACTGTCACCAAGTCTATGTATATTTGTATATAGTGTATCATTTTTGTAACTTTGTATATATGTATTTCTTTGTATAGTTCGTGCCGGATCGACAATTATCAAAATAAAATAAAAACAGTGAGCTCTTCGTCGTCGATTCGTACCTACATAATTATTATCATTATTATCTTTTGTTTTATCATATATTTCCTATCATCACCCATCATAGACTAGCTCTTAGTTTTGAGCCGACTTATCGTGTTTGCAGACACTAGTCGTTAAATATATCGAATTGGCTCTCATCCGTTTTCTAATTATTCTTTTCGTTTATAAAGAATGACTTCCGCTAGGATTATATTTTCTAGAGTTTAACAGAATAACTCTAGGTTCTGTCGATTGGGCCCCATACCAATCGACATGTCTCAATAGACAATTTGGGGGTTTTTAAACGACCTATACTTTTTCTACGATGAATGTCTTTAATTTTAGCATATCTAGTAGTGATGAGCGTGCTCAGAGTAAAAACGCAACTGACAATGCTAGTGACCCGACGTTGATAAAGCTCGAAGGTGAAGCATTGGAGGTGGAAAATGATACTGTGAGTATTGTAAGTCACGTTGGTAATGAGATGTCCGCGGCCCCTAACAAACTAAAAGGTTGCTCATTATCAGCTGGTGTCAGTGCACCAGCTTCCTTATTACCAACGATCACAACTTGCTGTATTTGCTACGAATCCGCTCTCAATAATCCTTGCTCTGTATGTACCTCTTCCTTTTTATGTGTAGTATGTAGACCTTTAGTTGATAGATGCCCTTTATGCAGGGCTTATATTTATTTACCTGATGTAGATATTGTTTATAATTTGGGCGTCTCTTTTAGAGTATGCCCATACCGCGCCAGAGTTTCTGTAGAAAACCTTTTTTCTAATGAGGGAATTATATGGAACGTCGACGGATATTTGGGATCTCTCCCAAGCGGTAATTCTGTATCTTATGTAAATATTTTAGATGTTGTGTCGTACTCTCTTCGTCATTTTGACATTAGAGTTTTTTCTTTTTCCGCCGAATTTATTGAAATTTGGTCTCCCGTTTTGGGCGAATATGACGATTTTCCATTAGTTTTCGACGATGGAGATTTGTATTATTTGCTGCCAGATTTTACGTTGCTTATCAACGCAAATCCATTTGTTTTTCCTCAGATCAATGGAGTTAACGGGGAACACACTGGTTTGGACGATATTGATCTCGGAGAAGTAGTAGAACTTCCTGATCCTATTCGTCCACCAGAGATTCGTCCTCCAGATGTTCCTGTTCGTGAAGTTCTTATTCAAGAACCTGAAAATGCAGAGAATCCTGACCTGTGTCCCGTTTGCCAAGACATCGTCATGGTACGACGAGCAGTTGGGGCTCCCGTCAGAGCTAACTCTGAATTCATTTTCCACGACACCCCTGCCGGACCTCATCGAGCTTGTGCGCATTGTGCACACAATATGGCTAATACCATATGGCTCGCTGCAGGCGGACATTCCGCGATTCGTTGCTATTGTAGAACTGTCTGTCACGTCCCTTTAAATTTCTTTCCTATGAATTTGGGTAGATTACGCAACCCTGTTTTTCGCGATGTTCGCGAAAACATGGCCAATAATCCTAACCCACGTCGTTTGAATGCGCTTCCTAGAGGCGCTCCAGCCGAAAGAGCCATGAGGGAAGAATTAGCGCGTCTTCGTGTTGAAAATGCTGCTATATTAGACAGACAGCGAGTAGCTTTTGAAATGCAACGATTCGCAGACGCTGAGGCTGCATTGAGGATAAATAATAATAATAGAAATAGGAGAATCTTTCCTGCTCCCGGTGATGAGAATCGAGTTCGTGTTGCTATCAACGACGATTTCGAGAATCACGTCAATGCCAGAGTCAGAGAGATAGTCGGTGATAATAATAATAATGAAAACCCCATCGGCCCGGGGGCGCCACCCCCCGTCGAGCCGCCAGCTAATGAACCTCCTATTCAAGGGGGAGCTGGTTTCGATGACCCAGTAGTAGCTCCTGAAGAACCTCTAGTTGTCACCAGACTAGAAGTTTACGTTCGCTGTGAGCAGCTCACCTCGTTTAGCAATTTCATGTTATGGTTCATTCACATTGTTTTTGTTTTAGAGAGCTTGGTGTACTACTTTTTTTTGTTCTGTTCCGCTTCCGCCATTAATGAAAATTCTCAGATTGAACTCTCGGCTATTCGCGTTCATCGCATCGCCCTTGAGAGTTTATTTGATTCCTGGTGGATTTTGTTGTTCTTGTATTTGATTCCTGTGGGACTTTGTTTCACAATACTTTTCTTGCGCAGAGTCTACATGTTCTTTTTTAGACCACGCCCCAGATATAGAGGTTTCAACAACAGGACTTTGGGACAGGACGTTCTCCAGGTTACTTCCTACCGACAGATGCTTTTTGGTTTAGAGACTAGACGTTTGCCTATTCTCGGCCTTACTGTGTGGCAAGAGCTCGACGTTTATCACGATCTCATTGTTGAGGTTTTTCGTCGTAGAGCTTCGGCTAGGCATCATAGGAATTTAAGGAATTTCCTCACAGACGATTTATTTCGCCTTATTGGTAATAGAGCTTATGACCCCGTTATTGTATACAATACAGTTTCTGCGTTGGAACAAGCTATAATTATTCATGGTGAAGCTAATCTTCCTACTGAGGGTAATAACCTGGGGATTAGGGGTATGAACTGGTGAGATTTAGAAAAGCTAGGAATTGATTACGATATAGATATATGTACTGCACATTGTGTGCGCGCAAGCGCTGTTGACACTAAGTTGTACATATTCTCGAATCGTTTCAAGTTCTTTGGCGACCCTGAATCTCGACAGTTCTTTATCGGAAATGATTTATCTTTTCCTCCAGACTTTTCAAAGTATAGAGTCGATGGTCTTTCTAAAGAACATCGAATATTATTTGGTCCTATATTTGTTAGTCGGTCATATATGTACACCACTGATAATGACGGCTTGCGCGGCGCGGTGAGGAGACTCACGTGCGTTAGGGAGCCCGACACCCGTGGTTTGCATAAGAGACTTATGAGGTCCCAATTTAGAATTCGTTCTTATTTGGGAAGATATCTTTCTGATTACATCGTATCTTTTCGTTTTAAAATGCGTAATATCCTCAATGGCGTTGAAGAAACGTCTTATGAGTTGAGAACCGCATGGTGTGAGAAGGCACACCCAAAGAAACGTTTGAGATACATGGCCAGAGATGAGTTAGTGCTTGGTGGTACTGACAGGGGGACTAGGGTTGACATAGTTGATTACAAATGTAAACCTGGCGAGCTTTTAGCAGCCGGTAAATATTTGAGAGCTGTTGGCGACCTTACCTGTCCAGGGAGCACTGTGCTTGGTTATTTTATGGATTTCGTTAAAGAGGCATTCTCCATCCCTTATTCACTTAATGGATGTAATACGAGATTTATTAAATCACCTCAGCACGACACTCTGGTTTCCACTTTTAGTAATCTTATGAATCCCGAACTAGTGGAGATTATTTTTTTTTCTGATGATTCATGCGTAAGCATACGCTGTCGTGATGGAAGAATTTTTGTCTGTAACATGGACATCTCCGCATGTGACGGTTCTAATTTTGACCCTGTTTTTCTTATTCTCGAAGAAATGATGAATGAGGATTCGCGTTACGCTCGTGACGTTCGTCGTGCCTTTAAACAATGCCGACTACCTTGTAAAATTAGATCTTCGAATGGAAAATTTAAAATTAAGCTTAAACCCAAATATTACACATTATATTCTGGGTCTATCTTGACCACTTCTATTAACAATGTCGCGAACACGCTTATTAGTTTATGTGTGTTTAAATCAGTTTTAGAGAGAGGGCCTCCTTCTTATGAGGACGCTCCTCAACTGATACGTGATGCCGCTGCAACGGCAGGTTATTTAGTCAAGATAGATCAGTGTAATAAACCTGAAGACATTCAATTCCTTAAAATTTCACCAACGTATGTAAATGGTGACTTGAGGATTTTTGTGAATTTGGGTGCGGTTTTGCGCGGTCTTGGTCACACTAAAAGTGAGTTGGAGTTCGGGAAGAAGAGCCTGGAATATAGATGTGCTATGCACACATCTGGTGTCGTGAAATCATTTAAGCATATTGGTCAGCATTGTGTTTGGGATGCCTTACAGCACCTCATCATCGATGATGATCATGTTGTGAACGATTTCGACACCTTCTGGCGAAACATTGATTCGTCAACCTATATTCCAGATGAAGCTCTTCTTTCTCGATATGGAATTGAGGATTACGAACTATCTCATTTCTGTGAGAGGGTTCGTTCTTCTGGCCTATATTCTGTTTTGCATTGTCCTGTCCTTGACAAGATATACGCAAAAGATTATGGTTACCAGTAATTCCTAATTCCTACTCCAAAATTTGCCCCGTAACTGGGCTAGATATGTTACCACCCAGCCTTCTCTGGATTCCGTGTGAACTTAGAGGTATGTTATTGACACACATACTTGTACGGAGGTCGCGTCAGCGGCAGTTTTTATCTTTTTTGTTGATGTTTATTTCTTTCTTCCTTTTTGTCTATAAGAACAAGGATACCTTATGGTAAGAATACTAAAAACATCTCGTGGTGCCCGTTATCAATCCACGATTCACGTATCACCTCTGGTGTAGTGTTGGG